AAAGAAGCTAATAAACAAGCCAGTATATACAATGCGCCAATAATTAAAAAAGAAGGGGTTAAATAATGGAATCATTTAATAAAAACAAAAATATTCAAGAACAATTTAATTTACAAGTAGAAATAAGACGCAATATTAATGACCAAGAATCCCAAAAAGAGAGAATAAAAGATACTGTAGAAGAATTAAAAATATTAAAAGAGAAATTACATACTTTAGAAAAAGAATTTGTAGAGCAATATTTAAAAGTTAATAAGGGAATTAAATAATGACAATAGAAAAACTTTCAACACAATTTATAATAGTGCTTTTAAACGGTGTTGTACTATGGAGTTATATATTACTATTAATACATATATAGTAGAGATTTAATCGCATTTAATAGGCTGTAGAGTGCGATTCTACCTCTACTATAAGAGGCTTTGTAATAAGATAATAAGGAGTGAATTATGAACAGATTAAAAGAATTAGAGCCATTAGAAAAGTATTTAATAGATGGTCTAATAAATTGTATAGGTGCAACTAAAATAGATTCTTTAGAACTACATAAAATTATATATGCAACTAAAGACAAAATACATAATCAATGTAGAAAAGAAATTAAAAAAGGGGTGAAATAATGGATATTAATATAGATAAAATTAAAGAGTATTTACAAGAGGAAGTAGATACTACGGAATTAAATGAAGATACTATGGAAAGTATAGAAGATGGTATTTTAGTTGGTAGAAAAGAACTATCAGAATCTTTATTAAATCAGATTAAAAAATGGGAGAATGAATAATGGGTATTAATATACAAAACTTTATAATTAAGACAGTAGAAACAACAACATCTAAATATAATGAAAAGCTAAAAAGACATGTAGACTATAAAAAGCCATTAGTTAAAACTACAACAGTATACCAACAAGAGAACGTATACGACAGCTTTGACCTATACGAACATCTAAATTATTGGAAAAAGAAAGCTAATCATTACGATACTAAAGTTATTGTATCATTTGAATTAGAAGAGGGTGAATAATGCTAAAATATACTTGGAAAGACAAGCGTATACTTGCCATTAATAGAGAGCTTAAACGTAGGCATATAATGGCAGGAGATGGCTCTTTATACTGGGAGGAGTACAATAGGATATTAGAGAGCCACGCAACCAATAAACAACAGTATAAAGGGGGGTTATAATGGCAAATGGATTAGAAGGGCTTGATGATGTCTTGTTAGGCCACAGAATAGACTCTATTATAGCATTGTTAACTTATAAGCTGGAGAATGAGAAGCAATGGAGCAAAGAGTTAATAGACATAATTAAGGACATTAACACCTTAACAAGCAATATAATTATCGACCAGGAAGAAGGGAAAAAAAATGATAATACAAAGTAAAAATGGTTACAATTTAATAACTAGCATGTTGCATAAAGAAAAATTAAAAGAATTTTTTAAAACAAAAGACATAGAAACGAATAAGTATTTATTTCTAAAGGTTGCAATAATAAACAGAGAACAAAATAAAAATATTTTAAAGAAGGAAACATAATGGAAACTAAGTATAGAACACTTAAAGAAGTTAGACATAGTTTACCTTTAAAATTTACTCAAGAACAATTTGCAAGATTAATAGGTGCAAGTAGACCCACTATTGCTAGGTGGGAGAGTGGTAAATCTAAAATGAGTGGTGGTTATTATAAACTTATATATTTACTACAATATGATTCTTGTTTTTGGTTTTTAATGGAGGAAAATAAACCTTTTAAACATTTAAAAGAAATAAAAAGTAATAGGAAATAAAATGGTAAAATATCAACATATAGATTTAAAAGAAGATTTAAATAAAGAAGAAAGAAAAAAAATATTACTGACTGATATACCTGGATTAGAAAGCAGAATAAAGTATGCTCTTTGTCAATATTATGAAATTAAAACTGTAGGTGATTTATTAAATTTTTATATAAAAAATCCTAATTATAAATTTCGTAAAGTTCCAGGAGTAGGGAAAGTATCAGAAAATTATTTACATGGTTTTATTAAAACATGCTTTCCAGAAGAATATGAAGAAAGAAATAAAAAACTATGTCGTTCAGATGAATATAAAATTGTATACACTTATTAATATTTAGGGAAATATAATGGAAATGAAATTAGAGAAAAAATTATATCCAGACGGCTCAATGCTTACTTATCATGAAGCAACGCACAAGTACCAATTTATTGCAGTAGATGGAACAGTAACAAACATTGATTCTGTTACTTTGATTCTTAGTCTATTATCGAGCTTCACAATAGGGGCTATGGCAGCTCGCAAGGGTATGAGAGAGGTTTTTATGAAAGAAATAGAATTAAAAAAATTGTACTCATTTGAATACAAAAAAGACGTAGAAGCCTTTATAAAAGACATTAGTAAAAAATCCGCTGATGTCTGGAAACAGGCTGCTCTACGTGGTAGTGCCTTCCATTTAACTATGGAAAAGTATGCTAAAGGAATTAAACCTGTCTATAATCAAGACGAAAGTATTGCCAAGCTAGAAAGAGCTGGGATAAAGTGGTTTGATGAAAATGTTGAATCGGTGCTGTCTAGTGAGCAATTAGTCTATAACCATGAACACAAATATTCTGGCAAATATGACCTAGAATGTATTTTAACGAACAACAGAGGGCGAGTGCTATTAGATTGGAAAACTGGCTCTGTTGCCAATTATAAAAAGTACCCTGACATGTCAAATAAGCAAAATTTGCAACTTCTGGCTTATCAAGAATGTTTGTTACAAAATGGTGGCAACCCTTTCCCTCGTATGGTGGTGATTATAGACCGAGATTCTGGCGAGATAATGACCAGAACCTATGGAACAGAAACTTATACGAGAGATAAAAGTATTTTCTTGCAAATAATAAATTTAAATAATTATACCCATGACTTTGCGAAGGAATGGAAATAATAAACGAGTGAAGTTTAATTTTTTTATGCGAATCGTTGTTCACTCCTTCGATTCGCACCAAATTAGGAGTTTAAGATGCAGATAACAATACAAGAAATCACACCACCGACACCAGCAAACCCTTCTCTAGGATATCCAGCAGGTAAAAATTATAAAATAACCAGTACAGACGCAAGAAAGTTTTTATGCAATCCAGATAAAAGACCTAGCGATTTAAATGTTGGCATGGTGGTTGAAATTGAAACATGGGCAGATAAGTTTAATAATCTTTATATTAATAGGTTTACAGTTATTAATGAAGATAGTGTGCCACAAACTCCAGTACCCATGATTCCAACTCCACAACCAACAGCACCACAACAACCACAAACTAGCCAACAAGCACCAATAGTTGAAGCAGGTGGGCATGATGTTGCGGAATTAGTGGGGAGAGATTGGAGTATTATCTTGCAAGCATGTGTTAATAGGTTTGTTGCTTGGACTCCAGACCAAAAACTCCAATGGTTTTTAATGAATTATAGTAGAGGGTCTACTGGTGCATTTAAACACTTGCAACAAACTGAAGATTTAGACAACACAGCTATTAGTGGAGAGCCTTATGAAGACAAAATACCCTTCTAGCTCTAATTTTAAGACTGGTAAATCTTACAAGTCTAAATCTAAGAGGTATGTCAATAAGAAACACTTGGTATGGGTTTCAGAGCTAAGTTGTATTCTGGAGGAGTTTAATAAAGGTCGGTGTGCTGATGAAATACAAGTACACCACCTTTTAAAACCTTTCTACAGTTTACGTGGCATGTCATTAAGAAGTGGGGATAAAGACGTAGTACCTTTATGTGCTAATTGTCATAAAGACTTACATATGCATGGTAATGAGCTTAAATTTTTTAATGAAATTGCCAATAATCAAAATCTAGGGCAGGAAAAATGCCAAGAATTATATAGGGAGAGTCCATATGGAGAAGAAAATTAAAATAAAAGAATGTAAAAAGTGCAAAACGAAGGACATGTCTTACATGAATAGAATTTATTGTTGGTATTGTAAGGCTAGTTATGGGGAGGAATCATGAAACCTTCTTCAGCAAAGCATAAAGGTCGTAAATTCCAGCAACAAATTAGGGATTTATTAATTACTACACTAGGCATACATGAAGAAGATATAGAAAGTCGTTCTATGGGTGCAGGTGGTGAGGACTTAATAATGGCTAGAGCTGCCAGAGAGAAATTTCCATTATCTATTGAGTGTAAGAACCAAGAATCGTTAAATGTTTGGAAGTCTTACAAGCAAGCCGAAGCAAATTGTGGGAAATATGAGCCAGTTTTGTTTATGAAACGCAATAATCAGAAAGCATTGGTTGTAGTAGACGCAGAATTTTTTGTAAACTTATTTAAAAAAGGGGAAGATAATGAACTAATAGAAAATTTGAAGTACAAAATGCCAGAAATTGAAGGATTTAAGTTTCCAGAAATAAAAAAGGGGGAAGAATAATGACACAGACACAAAATAAAATGATTTTAGCACATCTTAAAAAGCATGGTAAAATTAACTGGTTTGAAGCATATAAGCATTACAATTCGTCAAGACTAGCAGCAAGAATCTACAATCTAAGGCAAGATGGGCATATTATACAAACCTTTAGAAAAAGATTGAAGAATAAGAAAATTGTTGCAGAATACAAGTATTGTGGGGAATAATATGTCTTTAAAAGTATTCCAAATTAAGAGTTCGGAAACATATGGGTGGCTTTTAAAAAAACATTACGCAAAAAGAATACCAAATATTGTTTATGCTTTTGGTTTATATGATAACACCGATTTAATAGGAGTTATTACCTACGGAATACCTCCTAGTGATGCTTTATGCAGAGGAGTTTGTGGTTCTGAACACAAAGCACATGTAATAGAATTAAATAGATTATGTTTAGAGCATAATAGAAAAAATGAAGCGTCTTTTTTAGTAGCACATTCTTTGCATTTACTTCCTAAACCTAAAATAGTAGTAAGCTATGCTGATACTTCTAAAAATCATGTAGGTTATATATACCAAGCTACTAATTTTTTATACACAGGACTAAGTGCTAAAAGAGATGAATGGAGAGTTATAGGAAGTAATAAACATAGTAAGACAATAACAGCACAATCTACTTTAAAAGAAAGAAAAGAAAATAAAGAAAAGTTTGAAGTTGTAGAAAGACCAAGAAAACACAGGTATATTTATTTTGTAGGGAACAAGAAACAAAAGAAATTACTTAAATTATGTTTAAACTACAAGGTAAATCCTTATCCAAAAGGGGATAATTTATATTATAATTCTAGTGCAAAAATACAAAAACAAATAATTTTTGATTTAGGAGATAGTAATGGGCATAGATAGGCTATTTATCTTAGGGCTTAAAAGAAGTGGTAAATATTCTTGCCCTAGTTGCCAACATGAAAGAACAAAGAACAAACGAGATACACCATTATCAGTAACAGTAGAGAGTGATGGAGTTTTATATTTCTGTCATCATTGCAATCAATCAGGAGTGGAGCATTATGAAGAAAATAAGCAACAATATAATACAATTCGCAAACAAGAGAGGGATAACAGAACAGACGTTAATAAACTTGAAGTGCGAAAGCGGCATGGGACAGTATGGTGATAGAAAGCTAGAGTCTATAGTCTTTAACTACTATAATAGTAAAGGCGAAAGAATAAATTATAAAGCTAGAGCCATAGAAGAAAAGACATTTAAGCAGCTTAAAGGTGGCAAACAAACATGGTATAATGGAGAGAATGTAATTAATTCTAATAATCTTTCTACTGTCTACATTGTAGAAGGAGAGTTTGATTTACTATGCATGATAGAAAGTGGTTATCCAATAGACTCTGTTTTAAGTGTGCCAAGTGGTGCGCCAGCTACAGAAACAGATAATGCAGAATCCGCTAAACGATACGAATATGTTTTAGAAACACTAGAACAAGGGTTAGATAAAGCGCATTGTTATGTGCTATTAACGGATAATGATGATGCTGGAAGGAATCTAAGGTCGGATTTATCTTCTATATTAGGACATGCTAAGTGCAAGTTTGTAGAGTTTCCAGATGATGTAAAAGATATTAATGACTTCATGCTTAAAGTGGGTAAAGAAAACTTACAATGGCATATTAATGAAAGTTTGCAAGACTATCCAATAGAAGGAGTTTACTCCCTTGCTGATATTCCAGAGCCTTCACCACCTAAAGTATGGAATCCGCAGTTTGATGGTTGGGACGAAAAGGTTATGCTTGGTGCTGGCATGTTGTCGGTGTTTACTGGATATCCAGGACATGGCAAGACAACCTTTGCTCAACAGATATGGGCGAATATTG